AATTAGCTTGGTTTTGCAAAGCTCCCATTTGAGCTTGTGATTGATTCAACCATCCTTTAAAACTAAATGTTGGATCTGGTCGTTTCATAAATTATACAGCAGCACGGGGAACCCATCCCATTCCAGCATTATATGACCCAGTTGTTCCGGGTGCAGTATGTTTTAACATTTCTGATTGTGATCCAAATCCTCCAGTTCCAGTTCCAGCTCCACCATAAGCTCCAGCAGCCCCACTAATTGCTCCTTGAGCAACACTTCCAGCAGCTTGTAAATATGCTGAATTCATTGCATTCTTGGCTGCATAGTTTTGAGCTTGATTTTGCATCATTGCATTTTGATAATTTTGCTGATTTTGCCCTGCTGTCTGCTGTGTATTTTGGAAGGCAGTTCCAATTTGCGCCATTTGGTCAGCTACAGATTGATTGTATCCACCAACATTACCATACATTGCATTTTGCCAATTTTGCATTGATTGCAAGTTTTGACCTTTAACGGATTCTTGTGCAGCAATAGATGATGTTGGATCAATTCCACCAACTGGGGCTTGCATTTGCTGCAACAACTGTTGTTGCAATGCTAGATTTTGTTGTTCGTAGTTTTGCCTTGCTTTTAATGCGGAATCATATGTTGCAGATCTTCCAATACTTGAATCTTGCAAACCAGTTTCAAAGCCTTGAATAAGTCCTTGGCGTTTAGCCCATTCATTAATGTATTGATTAGTTCCTTCTGGAGAAGTTAATGTAGCTAGTTCTTTAGCTTGAGCTTGACGCATTGCAGCGGCAGCTGGAGATGTTTGTTTTTCAAGCTCTCTTGCTCTTTGGATATTACCCATCCCAATCTCTGCAAGACGCTTAGACTCTTGCATTGGATCATAAGTCTGTTGCTGTGGAGGCATCTCAGACGCAGCTTTCATCAATGCAGCTTGTTGTGCTTGCTGCCCCATCTGGGCTTGCTGCATAGCCATAAGAATAGCTATGTCCCTAGACGAATCAGGTTTGCTAATGTAGCTGCTTGCGTTGACTGTTTTTGCTCCACCCATAATTAAAAATTAGTCATAGAGTAAACTTCTCTATCCATTTTAGTCAAACCTAATTTTAACATAACATCATTAGTAAAGCTAGGACGATCATTAATTAATGGAACCCCGATATATCCGGGAGATCCAGAAAGTTGCGTATGTGATCTCCAGTCACTCATTACTTGAATAACATCTTGTGGACGTGTGTGTTTTGGGTGAAAGGCTGGATAAACCGTTGGAAGATACACATGGTCAGAGTATCCAAATAGTTTTCCATTAGAATAATGAGCATATACATTAACATTTGGATGTTCTATAATTGAATGTTCAAATTCCTCGGCAAAATCAACTAATTCTAAGAATTCATTAGTTCCAGAACGCACAAGTTTGTAATCTATTTTTGGTTTCATATTTATTAATTTGTTCCTACTATTACTTGATTTCCCCCTAGATCACTAGGAAGATACCCCTTAAATCTTTCTGCTTGCTGCTGTATAACTTTATTTCGAGTTGCAAAATTACCACACACTACACACGGAAGACAAGAACTATCTTCAATAGGAATAGGCACTGAAGAATAAAGCGGAACAACTGGGTCATCTCCAAATGGAGATACAAAACGATTAGGGAACTCTGTTATTTTTACAGATGCGTCGATGATTGATGGCATATTAACAAGGATTCTGTATTCGATATTGATTTGCTGCCGCTTGCGCTGCATTTTCAGCAAGTATTCCCGCTTGCTCTTCAGCATGAATATAAGAAATGCTTGACAAGAATGAAGCGGATGCAGTGGCGGAAATTGATGGCCTTACTGAAGGCAATGAACATGATAATGTGACCGTTCTAAACACATTTGCATACCATGACTTTTGCTCAGTGCTAGGGGCCTCATATGGATTAGGCAAAAGCTCTAGAGTCAATGTTGATCCATCTTGAGCAAGGATACAAGATTGTTTTTCATCTGATTGAGGTACGCCAGTTGATCTTTCACTCCACGGATCTTGGAACATACGAATTGTTTCAAGCCCAAATTCTCCACACCATTCAACAAGCAATGAAAAACCTTTATCAATGTCAGTTGTTAGCTTTGATTCACAAGTTAAGGATGTTGCATTTCGAGTTGTTGATTCGGTAATCAATCTGCGATATTGAGTGTTAAGAAATCCTAGTTTTTCAATCTCTGGAGCAAATGGCGTATTTTCCCATTGATAGTTCTCAGTTACAGCAAGAAGCCTTGTGTTAAGGATTGATTGATATTGGCCTTTAGAACCTCTATAGGACGCTTTAACGTCAACTGTGCCACCGATCTCACAACATTCAAGTTCTCCATATACGAACTGCTTGTAATCCATGCCATCACCTAAAAGCGCAGTCTCAACTTGTGCGTAAATCCGATTAAATAGGTCAGTAGTTGTACCATCTGCATTAATACTCAAATACGAGTCAATGCGTGTTGGCATGAATGATTCCCAAAGCGATATATAAGATCCATCACTTGTGGCTGAATAATCAACAGAAAAATGAAAACAACGGGGTTGTCCTCCAATGATTCCAGTTGTCCATTCAACAGGACGTGTTCCATTCCAAACTCCGCACCAAGCTGGTGATCTTTGTTGATTGATTTCGGATGCTGAAGCCCAATCCATTACCATTGTAGCTGAGTTTAAAGGCTCAAGATATGGAATGCTATAAAGCAAGTAATTTTCAAACGATGTGGCACAAATTCCTGTTTGATTTCCAGCCATGTACGCTTTTGCGCGAACCATTTCAGTGTCTTTATAAAGAACTTGAGAAGACAAGTAAGCGTTACCGGCAACGTCAGCAGAAATAAGACCACTTTGACTGTACCACCACATTTGTCCAGCTTGAAATGAAATTGATTTTCCTGCAATACAACCTACATTTGGAAATAAAATTGTTTGAAAATTTGAAGTGGTTGTCCACGTTGTTCTATCCAAAATTCCACTAGATAGCGCGTGTGTTGAACGATCCGTAAAAACATACAATCGCTGATCATTGTTTTGACCAACATAATTAGCAAGAGCTGTAACTGGACGAGTAAATGAAAAATCTCCCCTTCCTGTTCCTGTTGTTCGTTCCTGCCATGATGTAGGATCTCCAAGATCAGATGCTAAAACAATATTTCCACTTGCGATCCACAATCTATTTCCAGAATACGCCATCCATGTTCCAGTTGGAATAGATGATGATTGAACTCCAGTTGTATTACTTCCATCCCAATAAACAGGAGCAGAAATACCATCTTGAATAAATAAAACTCGGTGCGCTGGGGTTATTGAAACGTCACCACCACTTGAGATGTTTGCGGATTGTGTTGCAAGTGCAAAAACAACTTGTTTTACATTTGGATCAAGTGAGACTCCAGAAAGTTGGTATGGAACCCATGATTTAGGCTGAACAAGCGGGAATGGACTCCAATATACTTTTCCATTTACAGCAAATACAATGTATGGAATTTCTGTTTCTTGCACACCATCACCATTTACATTAAAAATCTCAGAAGGATTAGTTCCATCTGCTGCTTTATATTGCTTGTTTGCTAAAAAAAGAATCCCGCCTTGAAAATTCCCGGCTGGAAGGGATAGCTTCATTGCTTGTCCCGGTCTTGTTTGAACAATGCCACCACGGAATTGAGCATTAACGGCCCATTTTACTTGGTCGTCGGGCAATGACCAAGGATTTCGGATAGAGTTGACTCCACGCAACCACCCAGCGGAAGTCTTTACTTGTCTTCCAGATGTGATTTGTGCTGATTTCATGTGTTAAATGCCTTATAATTTTCAAGGCGAGAAATCAAAGCGTTTCGGTATTCTGGAATTGAAGCATTAGCTTTTGCTGCAATTGACATTTTAACTTTTGTTTCAATTGGAATTGTTCTTCCTTTTTTTGCATTAGAAAGCTTTTTTTTATGTTCTTCTGAAAACGTAATTCCTTTTTTAGCTAAAGAAATCTTTAATCCAACTTCAGGAGATCTTTTTTTCCCCTTCAATGAATTTCCGTTTTTTAAAATTGTTTCTCTTATTTTGCTTTTTGTTTCTTCAGACATTAATCTTCCAGATTGACCCTCTCCTCCATCTGTTAAATTTGTTAATCTTATTCCAGTCTGCCTAAAATTTTCAATAATTAGTTTTTCAGCATTATTGCAATCGTCTTCTGAATTAAACCAATTAACTATTTGCATTATTGGTTTTTTATTGTTTTTCAATAAAGATCCAATCCAATAACAACAATGAGATTTTCGTATTTTATGTTTTGCTGTATAAATATGCTGAATAATCCTTCTTTTTGGATTATTGCTTTTTCCAACATGCCTTATTTCATTTGTTAAAGGATGTCTTAAAGTATAAATGCAATGATGCATATTAAAACATTACAGGATCAGAGCAATCTCCATACGTTATTCCATTCACCTGAGGGGGAGTCATTGCGTGACCATCAATGGATTCTTGTTGATTTCTAAGATACTGATAAGCAATTCCCCAGTAGCGAACAGCTTGATCTGCAAAGTCCTTGTCTTCCAAATCAACAGCGTGAACCGCCGCAATAATCGCACGTTCTTGTTCAAGTGGAATAAAGTCATAAACCGACGAAACCTTTGGGGGTGTAACTTTATAAAGAATTCTAGCCCACGCACAAGGTTTCCCAATGCGGATCTTGCGATATTGTGGATTTACTTCAGTTGGATGATACTGACCTATTAAAGTCATATCATTACTGCGACCATAATCCCATGCGTAAAGGCTCACATACCCATCTGTGAGTGGCTTTTCAATGTGTGCAACAGACTTTACAAAAGTAGCCTCAAAAATGGCATCTGTGAAAAATGTTGACGTTACTTTACTTCCAGATGTCGTGTATGTTTTGCGACCAATCGTAGAAGTCAAGTTCCTAGCATTATTAAGCGTATCATAAAGCTCAAACGAATTGTTATCAATTCGTCTAACATAATAATTAGTTCCTTG